TCTTGAGAGGATTCTTTGATGGCAACTCAAAAGTCTCTCAAAACTTGTTTAAGGTATCCTGGTGGCAAGAGTAGAGCAGTCGCCAAAATGGATCCTTACTTTCCAGATCTTCGTAACTATGAGGAGTTTCGTGAACCCTTTATTGGTGGTGGAAGTGTGGCAATTCATATAACTAAAAAGTATCCCAATCTAAAGATTTGGGTGAATGATTTATATGAACCTCTTGTCAATTTTTGGAAAAATCTTCAGTCTTCTGGAGATAATATGAAAGATCTTCTTTCAGATCTTAAATCAAAAAATAATACTCCAGATAAGGCAAGGGTTCTTTTTAATGATGCAAAAGTTTCTATTAATGATAAAAATCAAAATGACCTAGAAAGGGCAGTTGGATTTTACATTGTTAATAAGTGTAGTTTTTCTGGATTGACAGAAAGTTCTTCTTTTTCACCTCAGGCATCTAATTCCAATTTTAGTATTCGAGGAATTGATAAACTTCCAGAATATTCTAAGTTAATTAGTAACTGGAAAATTACTAATCTTTCTTATGAGTTTTTAATGGAAGAAGGGGAAAATGCTTTTGTGTATCTTGACCCTCCTTATGATATTAAGGATAATCTCTATGGGCATAAGGGATCAATGCATAAAGGATTTGATCACGATAAGTTTGCTACTGATTGTGATGCTTGTAATTTATATCAATTGATTAGTTACAATTCGGACCAATTGGTTAAGGATCGTTTTAAGAATTGGAATGCTGCTGAGTTTGATCTTACTTATACAATGAGATCGGTTGGTGAGTATATGAGAGAACAAAAGACAAGAAAAGAATTGCTGCTATTTAACTATGGAATTGAAGGATTGGTTAAACTCGATTAGAAAAACGAAGAAAAACTTAATTGATGAAGACCCTTCACTTGAGAAGGAATACCCTCCATATATTATTAATAAATGCCTTTCTGGGTATATTGAAACGATTATGCTTGTGAATGAAATAAATCAATACTCTTTTCTTCCTAAAAAAATGCAATATGACTTTTTTATAAATATTGTTAGGAAAAACAAGAGATTTTCTCCTTGGATCCGACAAGATGAAATCAAAGATCTTGAATATGTCAAACGTTATTATGGTTATGATAATGAAAAGGCAAAGCAGGCTTTGAAAATTCTTACAAAAGAACAAATTAATTTTATTAAATCGAAATTTGATACTGGAGGAAAAGATGAGTGTAGTTCGTGAACCTGAGGTTCAGTGGTCACCAGACCAAATGGTTGAAGTTGTATTAAGTGAACCTGATGATTTCTTGAAAGTTCGTGAAACATTGACCCGCATTGGTGTAGCATCAAGGAAAGAAAAGAAGCTCTATCAATCTTGTCATATTCTACATAAGCAAGGTCGGTATTTTATTGTCAATTTCAAGGAACTTTTTGCATTAGATGGTAAACACGCAAATTTAACTGTCAATGATGTGCAAAGAAGAAATAGAATTATTCAACTTCTTGCTGATTGGGGATTAATTTCTGTTGTTGATGTCAGTAAAATTGAAAATATTGCACCACTAAATCAAATCAAGGTTTTATCTTATAAAGATAAGCAGGATTGGATTTTGGAAACAAAATACAATATTGGTTCTAAGAAAAAAAGGGTAGATGAAGAACAATAATTTCTCTTAAATACGGAGATCCGAAAATTAAAGTTCGGTTTTTACCTTTTAAGATTTTTAAGTTTATGGTTAAATACTAGTGGATGCCGAAAGGGTCCATACAATCAAACCTCGCTTAAAAAGGAGTTACTAAAATGACTAACCTAGCACGATATACTGCTGCTGATCTTCCACAATTGATGGATAGAATCACACGCAATAGTATTGGAATGGATGAATATTTTGATCGTTTATTTAATCTTCACGAAACGACATCAAATTACCCACCATACAATTTCATCAAAGTAAGTAATGTTGAGTCTAGATTAGAACTTGCCCTTGCTGGATTTAGAAAAAAAGAAGTTAATGTCTACACTCAAGATGGTAAACTTTTTGTCGAAGGTCAAAAAGAAGATAAAGAAACGGAAACTAACTACCTGCACAAAGGTCTGGCTCAACGGAGTTTTACTAGAGCGTGGACACTCTCTGATGATACGGAAGTTAGATCAGTTGATTTTGAGGATGGGCTTTTAACGGTTGTTTTAGGTAAAGTTGTTCCGGAACACCATAAGAGAAAAGATTGGTTCTAAATAATATTTGGGCATTCCCCAAATATCGTCGCCGCAAGGGAGTCTCTGGCAAAATCCAGGTTGACTTCCTTCTTTCTTTTTGGTATAATGGAGTATGTATTGAAATAATGTATGGGAACTAAACAAAATAAAAAAATTGATTCTAAAGGGCACGAAGAAATTTGGATTTGGGAAGAAACTCCCGAAACTATTCAGGCACTTAAAAATCTTCATAATACTGTAAAAAAAGTAAATGATTCTAAAAAATGACAATTAAACTTTCTGTATTGAAAACTGGAGAACATATAATAGCAGATGTGAAGGAAATTATTTCCGGAGAAAATGTAGTTGGTTATTTGTTTGATAATCCGCACAGTGTAATATGTGAAAGAAATCCAATCCTAGTTGAAAATATTGAAAATACTGAAACTGAATTTCATATTACATTAACTCCGTGGATTGTTTTATCTGCTGAAGAAAAAATACCAGTTCGTCCAGATTTTGTTGCTACTGTTGTTGAACCAGTACTAATGCTTAAAAAAATGTATGAGGAAAAAATAAATGGAAAACTTGAAAGTTATAGTTCTTCTGAACAACATAATTCTCTTGGGGGAGATTGAAGAAGTTCCTTCAGAACTTGGTGAACCTGATTGTAAAATTATAAGACCCTTTATCATCAAAGATCCCGAAATAACTGGGTTAGGTTTTACTCTAGAATCTTGGTTATGCGATCATACGAATCAAAATGAATTTATGATTCATTCTGATAAAATTCTTACTATCTGTGATCCAAATCAAAATCTTATTGAAAAATATAATAATTTGATTAAAAAGTAAACTTTCTTTATTATGTCTCTTCGTTTTTATACTAACTATTATGTCTCTTCGCTTTTATACTAACGTGCAAATGGTCGGTGACCACTTTTTGGTTCGCGGATATGAGGATGGAAAGCACGTTATGTTTCGTGATCAATTTAATCCGACTCTTTTCGTCCCATCAAATAAAAAAACAAAATATAAAACTTTGGAAGGTGAATATGTCGAATCAGTTCAACCAGGATGTGTTCGTGAATGTAGAAACTTTGTTAAAAAGTATGAAGACGTAGAAAATTTTAAGATTTATGGTAATACTGGATACATCTATCAATACATTTCGGATAAGTATCCAGAAGATGAAATTAAGTTTGACACTAAAAAAATAAAAATATCAACGATTGATATTGAGGTTGCATCAGAAAATGGATTCCCTGATGTAGAATCTGCTGCGGAAGAAGTTCTTTTGATTACAATTCAGGATTATTCTACAAAACAAATAAGAACTTGGGGTAAAGGTCCATTTAAGAATAACCAGAATAATCTAATTTATAAGTCATTTGATAATGAATATGATTTATTGAATGATTTTATTCATTGGTGGATGATTGAAGAAAATACTCCAGAAGTTGTAACTGGATGGAATAGTGAACTGTATGATATTCCTTATCTTGTACGAAGGATTGATAGAGTTCTTGGTGAAAAGTTAATGAAAAGGATTTCTCCTTGGGGTCTTGTGACCGAAAGGGAATCCTATATTTCTGGTCGTCGTCATATTTCTTATGATGTTGGTGGAATTACTCAACTTGATTATTTGAGTCTTTATAAAAAGTTTACTTATAAAGCACAAGAATCTTATCGATTAGATTACATTGCAAGTGTTGAACTTGGGCAAAAGAAACTAGACCATTCTGAGTTTGATACTTTTAAGGATTTTTATACAAATGGTTGGCAAAAATTTTGCGAGTATAACATAATTGACGTGGAACTTGTTGACCGTTTGGAAGACAAGATGAAGTTAATTGAATTGGCAATTACTATGGCATATGATGCTAAAGTAAATTATGGCGATGTGTTTTCTCAAGTTAGAATGTGGGATACAATCATCTACAACTATCTTAAAAAAAGAAATATTGTAATTCCTCCGAAAGAAAAAATTGAAAAAAATTCTAAGTATGCTGGTGCTTATGTAAAGGAACCAATTCCTGGTCGTTATGATTGGATTTTATCTTTAGATTTGACATCTCTATATCCTTCCCTCATTATGCAATATTCAATCTCACCAGAAACACTTGTGACTAAAGATGATTTAAATGTTAGAATTAAAGAATTGGAAAGTATGTTATAATATAAATAGGATATAGATAGTTTATAAATGAAAAGAGAGTATCCTATGTATGTTTATCAATACAAAGATAATAACGAAATATTTTATGTTGGGATGGGGCAAGGTTATAGAATGTGGTCTCATCTAAAACCAAGTTCTTATATGCCTTATGATGCGAATTATCCATCTTTTTATGGTAAAATAAAATCTATTTTTTTGTCTGGGAGAGAACCATTTGTTGAAAAAATTTTTGAAGGGTCAAAAAAAGAGTGTTTGGAGTTGGAAGAAAAACTTATTGAAAAATATAAGTTAATAAGTGAAGGTGGAACTCTCTACAATATTTCAAAAAAAAGTGGAGGTAGAGTAAAGGGTAAATCTTATCCTATGAGTGAAAATACCAGAAAAAGGTATAGAGAGACTATGAGGCAAAATAGAACTTATAAAATTGAAAGTGAGGATTTGAGAAAATTGTATATTATTGAGAATAAGACAAGGAAGCAAATTGCCGAACATTATAATTGTAGTGAAGTATTAATCAAGCAAAGATTGAAAGAATTTGGGATCAAAAAGCATACTAAAATTATGGATGTATAAGAGATGTTAATTATTGTGTTTAGACGGGGAGAAAATATCCCAACACTAAAAGTACAATTAATATAAAAATATATGAGGTATTGATATGTGGAAAGATATTCGTAAAATGTCCCGTGAGGAAATTCTAGAGGAACTTGAAGCACTTAAAAAGGTGAGAGAACTTTCTATTAGGGTGGATGTTGATAAACTTCTTAATAAAGAATTAGATTTAGAACCACTACAAAAAGTTAATCTTACTATGTCCCCAAATGGAGCACTTTACCGTAGGGTAAAGGGATTTTTTCCAGAATTAATGGAAAAAATCTTTAAGGAAAGATCCATTTATAAGAAAAAAATGTTGGTTGCTAAACAGAAATATGAAAAGACTCCAACAAAGGACTTGGAAAAAGAGATTGCTATATGCAACAATATTCAAATGGCACGCAAGATACAACTAAATTCTTGTTATGGTTCGATTGGAAACCAACACTTCAGGTATTATAAATTATCAAATGCCGAAGCAATTACGCTTTCTGGTCAAGTTGCAATTCGATGGATTGAAAATAGAATGAATCAGTTTCTAAATAAGATTTTAAAAAGCAATAATATGGATTTTGTGGTAGCATCTGATACAGATTCTATCTATCTCAATCTTGGACCTCTTGTTAATAAGTTTTTTGGTAATAAAATTAACAATACAAATGAAATTGTGAATATCTTAGATAAAGTTTGCAAAGAACAATTTGAACCGTTCATCGAATCCAGTTATGAAGAACTTGCGTCGTATGTCAATGCATATGAGCAAAAAATGCAAATGAAGCGGGAAAATATTGCCGATCGTGGAATATGGACTGCCAAGAAAAGATATATTCTTAATGTATGGGATAGTGAGGGTGTTCGTTATGATGAACCTAAACTCAAAATGATGGGAATTGAAGCAGTAAAGTCTTCTACTCCTTCACCTTGCAGGAAAATGATTAAGGATGCACTTAAACTAATGATGAGTGGAACGGAAGAAGATGTAATTAAGTTTATTTCAGATTCCCGTGATAAGTTTAAAGAACTTCCCCCTGAAGAGATTGCATTTCCTCGCACAGCATCTGATATTCGTAAGTATGAATCTCCTTCTAACATTTATGCAAAAGGAACTCCAATTCATTGTCGTGGAGCACTTTTGTTTAATCACTATATAAAGGAAAAGAAACTTACGAATAAGTATTCATTGATTAATAATGGTGAAAAGATTAAATTTTTATATCTAAAAAAACCAAATATTATTCACGAAAATATTATTTCATTCATTTCGGATTTTCCTAGAGAACTTGGTCTTGACAAATATATTGATTATGACCTACAATTTGAAAAAAGTTTCGTAGATCCGCTGAAAGCAATTCTTGATGCAATTGGATGGAAGACTGAACAAAAAGTTGGTTTGGAGGATTTTTTCTCATAATGGATTTTTTAAAAGATTTAATAAAAGAGGTTGGGGGAGAATATGCCCAACTTGCATCAGAAATTAAGGAAGATGAAACATATGTAGATACTGGAAGTTATATTTTTAATGCACTAGTTTCTGGTAGTATTTTTGGTGGAGTATCTGGAAATAAAATTACTGCACTTGTTGGTGAATCAGGATGTGGAAAAACTTTTTATGCATTGGCGGTTGTTAAAAACTTCTTAGAGAATAATCCTGATGGATACTGTCTTTATTTTGACACAGAATCTGCTATTACAAAATCCTTGTTAGAAAGCAGGGGTGTTGATATTAGTCGGGTTGTTGTTCTTAATGTTGTAACAGTCGAAGAGTTTAGAACAAAAGCACTTAAAGCAGTTGATATTTATCTTAAAAAGGATGAATCTGAAAGAAAACCTTGTATGTTTGTTTTGGATTCTTTGGGAATGCTTTCCACCAATAAAGAAATTACTGATACTCTTGCCGAAAAAGATACTAGGGATATGACCAAATCTCAGGTTATTAAAGGAGCATTCCGTATGCTTACTCTTAAATTGGGTCAGGCAAATATTCCTATGATCGTTACGAATCACGTTTATGATTCGATGAGTATGTATTCTCCAAAAGAAATCTCTGGAGGTTGTTTAGTTTCTGGAACTAAAATTTTTACTAGATCTGGATATAAAAATATTGAAGAAATTTGTGAAGGAGATTTTGTATTAACTAAAGAGGGTGAATTTGAGGAGGTATTGCAAACTCATAGATTTGATAATAAAAAATTATTGACAATTGAGTTTGAGGATGGGTATACTGTTACTTGTACTCCAGAGCATAAGTTTTTAATTGATGGAAATTGGGTAAAGGCAAGTGAGTTGACTATTGGAGATTCTGTATCTAAACTGTAGTATTAGGTATGGGTGTAAAATACAAAATTTATAAATAATAATAAGTATTGTATTTTACAAATGTTTTTAGATAATAAGTATACTAAAAAATATATGTTACTTATTGATAGTAGAAAAAAAATGAAAAGAAACAGGGGTGATGGTGCAATTTACGACTCTCATCATATTATTCCAAAATGTATGGGTGGTAGTAATGAAAAATCAAATAAAGTTTTATTAACCCCGAGAGAGCATTTTATTTGCCATTTATTACTTACCAAAATGGTAGATTCGCCCTTATATCGAAGGAGTATGTATTGCGCTTTGGTTAGGTTTTTGGGAAAAAATTCTGATAAAAATTCAGTATCAAAAAACTCAAGAACATATCAAATGATAATAGAAAAAAATAGACTTTATATGACCGGGAGCAACAATCCATTTTATGGAAAAACACACTCTGATGAAACAAGAAAAAAAATATCAAATTATAATAAGAAACATCAACTAAAAGAAAAAAATCCATTTTATGGAAAAACTCACAGTGAATATACCAAAAATCTTATATCAAAATTAAGAAGTATTCCAATAAAAGTTTATTTTGAGGATGGAACTGTTGAAGAATTTTCGCAATATAAATTTTTGGGACCATATTTAGGAATGTCTGAGCATCTTGGGTGCAAATTATGTAAACCAAAATATAGTTACTTACTGCCAAAATATAAAATTAAAAGGATAAAAAAATTATGAAAACTCTAAAAATTAAGTCAATTAAAGAATCTGGAGAAGGAGATGTCTATGACATAACAGTAAATAAATATGAAAATTATATTTTGGAGAATGGGGTAATAACTCATAATTCAGGGATGAAATATTCTGCATCAACAATTGTTTATTTATCAAAATCAAAAGAAAAGGATGGTAAGGAAGTCATTGGTGCTATAATAAGAGCGAAGACTTATAAGTCTAGGTTGAGTAAGGAAAATCAAGAAGTGGAGACTAGGTTGTATTATGATGAGAGGGGACTGGACAGATACTATGGTCTCTTGGAGCTTGGAGAAATCGGTGGAATTTGGAAAAATGTGGCAGGTCGTTATGAGATCGATGGGAAAAAAATATATGGTAAAGAGATTCTTAAAAATCCTGAGGAATATTTTACCGAAGATCTAATGCAAAAACTTGACTCTATTGCTAAACAACACTTCTCTTATGGAACGAATTGAGACTACAATTCTCAAAAATCTAATATACAATGAAGATTACTCTAGAAAAGTTATTCCCTTTATACAACCTGAATATTTTGAGCAAAGATCTGAAAGAATTATCTTTGAGGAGATTGCAAAGTTTATTGTAAAGTATGGTTCTTCAATAACTACCGAAGCACTCAAAATTGAATTAGAAAATAGAAATGATCTCACAGAAAGTGAGGTAAAGGATATAAGAAGCATTTCTGGTTCACTTGATAGTTCTTTAGTTGATAAGCAATGGTTGATTGATAGTACTGAAAAATGGTGCAGAGATCGTGCCATTTATTTGGCACTTATGGAATCAATTCATATTGCCGATGGGAATGATAATAAAAAGAATCGTGATGCGATTCCAAGTATTCTTTCTGATGCACTGGCAGTATCATTTGATAATAATATTGGACACGATTATCTTGAGAATTATGAGGACCGCTATGATTTTTATCATAGAAAAGAAGAAAGAATACCATTTGATTTAGAATACTTCAACAAAATTACAAAGGGTGGTATTCCAAATAAGACACTCAATATCATCCTTGCTGGGACTGGCTGCGGTAAAAGTCTTTTTATGTGCCATCTTGCTTCTTCTGTATTGCTTCAAGGTAAAAATGTTCTTTACATTACTCTTGAAATGGCAGAAGAAAAAATTGCAGAAAGGATTGATGCCAATTTGCTGAATGTTCCAATTCAGCAATTAACTGAATTGCCAAAAGCAATGTTTGAGAATAAAGTAACAAATATTGCAAAGAAAACTCAAGGGACTCTAATCATCAAAGAGTATCCAACTTCTTCTGCTCATAGTGGACATTTTAAGGCACTTCTTAATGAACTTGCACTTAAAAAGTCCTTTAGACCAGATATTATTTTTGTCGATTACTTGAATATATGTGCTTCTAGTAGGTATAAAACAAATCTTTCAGTTAATTCATATTCTTATATCAAGGCAATCGCAGAAGAACTTCGTGGTCTGGCAGTGGAATTCAATGTTCCAGTTTTCAGTGCGACACAAACGACAAGAAGCGGTTTTGGATCTTCTGATCCAGAATTGACCGATACATCAGAATCTTTTGGACTTCCAGCGACTGCCGATCTTATGTTTGCTCTCATAAGAAATGATGAACTTGATAATCTTGGGCAAATTATGGTCAAACAACTTAAAAATCGTTATTGTGATTTGACTATGAATAAAAGATTTGTTGTTGGTATTGATAGAAGTAAAATGCGGGTTTATGATTGTGAACAAAAGGCACAAGATGATATACTTGACTCTGGAAAGGAAGAAGAGTATAATAATGATGAACCCAAAGTAAAGAAAACATTTGAGGGATTTAAGTTCTAATGGATAAAAAAATTGATTTTAAGAAATATACTGAATTCGTAGATGCAGTAACTTCCGATGCTTCTACTGATTTTCTTGCACTTTCAGATCGTCTTGTAGAACTGGATGAAAAGGGTGCAAATATTGAAAGACTTCTTACTGCTGGTGTTGGTATTAATGCCGAAGGTGGTGAGTTTCTTGAAATTATTAAAAAGATGATTTTCCAGAAAAAGCCTTGGAATGAAGATAATAAAGAGCACCTTATCATTGAACTGGGAGATCTGATGTGGTATGTGACACAGGCGTGTATTGCTCTTGATGTTTCTATTGATGAAGTAATTACACGAAATGTTAGGAAACTGGAAAAGCGTTATCCGGGTGGTAATTTTGATCCTTATTATTCTGAAAACCGCGCTGAGGACGATAGGTAATAAATAACTGACCCTTAGGGGTTTTACT